TGAATGCCATCTTAGACTCTTCAGATCTCATCATAGAATCTGAAGGGTTAGCAGAGTATTGGAGAATCATTGAGTTTTTATTGGACACTAGACGCATCAACAACAAAACTCACTTCAATATAACAGTTGATTATGAGATTGCCTTGTACACAAGAAAAGGAGAAAAACCGAACAACTGGAAGAACCCAACAGGTCATCGAATCTTGTATTTGAACCAAAAGGCACTCCACCAATTGTATCACAAGGAAGTAACCACACGCGGTGGAGCTGAAGTCATTACAGATTCAACCATTCGAAATTACTTCAAATCAAAGAAGTATTTCATTGGTACCAAAGCAGCAGGGCATCGTTTTGGCGATGTGTCTACGTCTGCCCTGGTATTTAATTATGATATGATGCTCAATGGAGGCATCTTGAATCTAGATCGCGAAAGTACACACACAAATGAAAATGGAGATAACGAAACTGGAATCTAAAACCTATGACTGCGTACAACTCCCTTTAGTTGTAGCCAAATCATATGATCTCGACAAATTCAAAAAACCTGGCTTTTTGTATTTCATCAAAAATTATGAGACCCAAGAATTCTATGAATACCCCTTTTACACCTACAAAGGCATGGATACCCAAGAATTTTACTACCACTTCAATTTGGAGTGCGTATATATACCAACCAATGCAATGGAACTATTTTATTTAAAAAGAGAATATGAAAAAAAGATTTGAAATTAAAGCAACAGGCGCTTCACGCGAAAAAGATTTCAGTATGGAAGCCCAAGAAATCATCAAGGAACTACAAGCAAAACAAGTAAGTCCAATTGAACTCATTGACCACCATGCAAAAAAAGTATTCCTCTACCGAAAAGGGAGCCACGACAAAAACTACTTTGTCCGCGAACGAGAATTGTCTACACCTGGAGAAGGAGAAAATAATCCTGAGACAACTAGCAACACTGGAGATCACGAGAGTGAGGTGCAGGACGTGCAAGAAGTGGTTAAACCAAGAAGAAGTAGAAACGTAAAAAAGTAAGATTATGACACAGACCTATTTAAGAATTATCATTCATGGTGAAAAAGGAAGCGGGAAAGACTTTCTCCTAGATACATTTCTTCCTCTATTTAAAAGCAAACCGAAATATATATATAGTTTTTCGGCTCCATTAATCCTGGAGACTATTCATAAAATAAACAGAATAGATCCCCAGAGCCAAGAACCTATCATAATTCAAGAATGTACAGATGAGGAAATTTTTACTATAATAGAAAAATCACAACATATTATAAGCCCTTTGATTTTTATCACTCAAGAAACTCCTAGAGAAACCATGAAGGAATTCAAAGGAGAAAAATACCGATACATTTCTTCTTGCTATAAACCTAATTAAAACACAACTATGAACACAACAATCATTACCACCGTAAATGGAGTTAACATCGTAGAACTAGCCAATCAAATGATTCCAATCAAGCCAATTTGCGAAGCCATTGGAATTGATTTTGAGCCACAGCGCAAGAAAATTTACAATGATCAATTATTGGCTTCAGTTACCTCCCTGGAGGAGGCACCTGGAGCTGATAAAAAAACGTATGAAATGGTATGTTTACCCCTAAAATATGTTTTTGGTTGGCTCTTTACCATCAATCCCAATAACGTCAAAGAGGAAGCCAAGCCAAGCGTGATTCAGTACCAAAAAGAGTGTTATGATGCCATCTATGATTCCCTCTTTTTAAGTCGAATATATCTCAAGGAAATGAAAGAACGCACCGAGGCTAAGCTCCAGGAGATTGAAGTCTATAAAACCAACTTCAAAGAAGCCCAGGGCAAACTGAAGCAATCCGAAGGAGAACTGAAGGAACTCCGACAATTGAGCTTTGACGATTGGAAGCATGTCAATCTGCAAACTTCGATGTTGGATGAACCTGAATTTGCAAATTAAATGCAATGATGTTCAATCAACAGCTTACCAAAGAGGCTTTTGCAAATGCTTTGACTCGCTTGTATATCGATCATACGATTGACATCCGAACAACAGATGAAAATGAAATCGAGGAACTACAACTACAAGTCAAGTTTAATCTCAATCCGTTGAAAACGCTTTATTCTGTTACAGATTTTCACCGCGTAAAATGGTGGCAGAAAGTAGATGTAACCATACTATTGTTAGAAATCAGCGCGTATCTCCAGGTGAAACTTTTGTACAATGCTGAAAACTACGGTTTCATTTTAATAGATAAATCCAAACAAATTTAAATCATGAATAAACAACCTACCCATTATTATATCGAACTTTCAAACGTATTTGTATTAAAGAATAAGTTACAGAAAGAACTAGTAGCTTATTTAAAAACATTACATGAACAATTAATAAAAGCTGAAGGACTAGAAAACATGAAGGATGTCATTCGTCAAGTGGCAGCACAAAAGAATGAAGAAAACAAACGCTGCAATCCAATTGTACTTACCTATACTGTTTTTGATACGGGTGTACAACGATTGGAGGGTTTTCCTCAAGTGACATTTTATTTTAAACCTGCGTATTTATGAAACACAAAGTTAAAGGAGAGTTCAAAATAAATTTATTTATTGAATGAGTATGGTTAAAGTAAGTAAGACAGTCGAATTGGATGTTATGGATTTAATAGCGCTTGTTTGTGAGCGATATTCCATGACTATAGAAGGCTCTAGAGTGTCAATGATAATTCATGACGGAGAATTAAAAAGTATTAAGGTTAAAAGTTATGAGAAAAAGCTAGTTAGACCTAAAGCACCGGAGGCTATAACACGATAAAACTTCCCACTTGTAGTAAGTGGGAAAACGAAATGGGCTAATACTAATCACGTATTATCATCGGCAATTAAATCGATGAAAAAATGTATTAATGAAAATAACAAGAAGTAATCTTGTTCCAGTTGTGTTATAAAATCCCTGCAGATGTTCTGTAGGGATTTTTGTTTATTATCAATTACAAAGTTGGTTTTATTTAACTTTTCAACTATTTTCGATACCTAGAACCAAGCTAACTTTAAATAAAACTATGAGTGCAAAAAATACAGCTAAAGAAAAAGCAAATGAATCAGAGGTTACTGAGAATAAAGAAAAGATTTGTTTTGTTGTGATGCCTATTTCCGATCAAGATGGTTATGACAAAGGCCATTTCAAAAGAGTCTATGAACATCTAATTAAACCTGCAGTAATTAAAGCAGGATTAGTTCCACATAGAGCAGATGATGAATTTAAAACGAACAACATTGTATTGGATATTATCCGAAAAATCATTGAATCCGATCACGTAATTTGTGATCTAAGTGCAAAAAATGCAAATGTTTTTTATGAGCTGGGAATGCGACAAGCTTTTGACAAAAGCATCACCTTAATTAAAGACAATAAAACGCCTAGGGTATTTGATGTATCAGGAATCAGAACCATTGATTATGATGAGAATTTAAGAATAGATAATGTTGAAATCAAAATAGATGAAATAGCTAATTCTATTATACAGACATTGGCTCATCAAAATAGCAATTCTATAGAGAATTCTGTAATTAAACAATTATCAATTAATGCTGCTCAACCTGCACCAAATACTGAGGTATCTATTGATACAAAAATAATATTAGAGCAACTACATAGTTTAAGTGCATCTATTAATCAGTCCCAAATAAACAATATACCTAACACATATCTTATACATTCAGAAAATAAGATCGTATCAAGTTCCGGAATAATATTTGAAATGGGTAGATACTTACAGGATGACAAAGAAACAATAGGAAGAATAATCGACATAGATTTTAACAGAGAAATAATTGCTGTCGAAACTAAGGAGCATAAAATAAAGAAATATTCTCTCAATATACTTGTGAAAAACAACAAATATTCAACATTTGAAGTTCCTTTTTAACTCTTAACGAAGCCCACAAGCTTCGTTTTTTTATACCCACAACTTTCCCCTTCTACTACTCTATGGTATAAATAAACAACCTCACTCCCCTGGTCATCTTTGGTTCCCCCCACACCCCCCAAATAAAAGAATTTTGGAAAAATTCTCAAGCCTATAAAAAGAGGGGCGAAAAATTCCCACAGTCCCACAAAGTGTATATTACTCTATTAATTATATATAAAGTATTAATAATAAATAAGTTATGTTTTTAAAATTTTGTGGGAATTCTGTGGGATTTGTGGGACTGAAAAAACAAATCCCACAAAAAAAGAGGTTTTCCCACAAATCCCACTTGCGTCCCACAGATTAACTCGCTGTAAATCAGTTTTGTGGGATTGTGGGACTTTTTTCAGCAAAATGATAGGGTTATTTTTCGTTTTTCGTTTTTTTAGCTGCTTTTGAAATTTTAAGTAAAACAATCGATAAATCATTATGTTGTAAAAAACAACATAAATGAGTATTTTTACATAACATTCACCTTCAATCTCTTTGTTATGTACATGACCATTCCCGTTCCGACTTATATAAAAAAGTTCCTCACGCAAAAATATGGGGAGTCCCTTTTCATCTCTAAAAAAACCACACTGGGTATTCATCTCCTGGAACTCCTCGAAAAAGAGTTTGATCCGAAGGCAATTTCCCCTGTATTAGGTGATGATATCTATATCATCAATTTATCCGAGTATTATAGAAATACGAAAGGGGTGGTGATTAACCCCATGCGAGCCAATGACATCGCCAACTATTTGGATCGGTTGTTTCGCGAACAATTGTTTGATTTTATGAAAATTTGGAAATCGTTGCATGGACAAGAACTTCCTGCGATACGTGTATTTTTAAATTACCATGGAATTACCGAAGATGACTTGAAATACGACAGTATTTATCGCGATTATAAGCGCTATAAAAAGAAAGAGGAACGGACAAAAAATTTAAAACTCTCGTAACCCTTATAAACAAAGGGCTCAACTTAGGGACTAATTCATAAAAAAAAATATGCGATTTAATTGTACTGAACAACTATCTGGAATCTTCACCATAGATTTCTATTTAATGGAGGAAACTTCCAATTGGCCGATCCAGGTAAGTGATCGTTCCGCTGCTCAAATTCGATTTACTCCTGAAGAACATGCGGTGGAAGGCACCATTGCACCCAATTCCTTCAAAAACGACAGTAAATCCAAGGATGACTTGTATGAAATTGACCTTTCCTACATCATTTTGACGCGATCAGAGGCTTTGGAACAGCTCTTGGACCAATATGCGAACTCCCCAGGCGTGGCTTTGGTGAAATATTATAACGGTTTTACCAAATTATTTGGTACCAAAGAGGAACCGTTGCTACTCACTTTTCAAGTTGACGATGGAACTTCCATAGAATCTAAATCAGGTATTGAGATTTTCATTGAAGGTATCCAACGCAATCGCCCAGTTTATTACACAATATAGTGTCCTTTTTTGCTGAATGTTAGGGTAAGAACTTTGTGGTTGTAAAATCATAACATTCAGCATGATATCTAATATCTACTCTTTATTAAGTACAAAGTGGTTCATTGATCCCTCAATGAAAAATACGCTTTTACCTCAATTGCGCAATGTACTTGAAGGCAATCTCGTTGAAGATAAGGCACAATACCCCTCAGTTTTTACTTCTACTGCAATCCTTGCAGGAACCAAAGACAACCCAGAGCCAAATGCGGAAGATCAGTATGTTGCTGTCATTCCGATTAAAGGAGGTATTTACAAATACAATCAATTTTGCGGTCCTACTGGAACCCAAACGATTGGAAGACAAATACAATCCTATGATCGCGATCCCAATTGTGTTGGGATTGTATTGGATATCGATTCAGGAGGCGGACAGGTGTCCGGAACTCCAGAGTTATACGATATTATTCAATCTATTGAAACCCCTATCGAAACGTATACGGATGGTTATTTGTGTAGTGCAGCCTATTACATCGCTTCAGCGACCAATAAGATCACGGCAAATAAAAGAGCAGATAAGATTGGTTCAATTGGGACTATGGTGTACTTCATCGATTTGGAAGGATACTACAAAGCCAAGGGCGCGACTGTTATTGAAGAATATGCCACTCAATCCACAGATAAGAACAAGTCATTTAATGAATTGCGAAAAGGCAATCCTGAGCTGTACATCAAAGAAGAACTAGATCCGATTACAGAAGAGTTTATCGCAGATGTAAAAACCCAACGTTCAAACATCAAGGAAGAAGTATTCACTGGATCCACTTACAATCCAACAACTGCTCAAAAAATGGGATTAATCGATAACCTAGGAAATTTAAAAGGAGTAATTAATTCAATGCTCAATCCTAAAAATAAAGACAAACAATCAAATTCTATGTCAAAGAAAATCACACTTACCGCTCTTACAGCTGCTTTAGCTGTGGAAGCCTTAGAAAGTACAGACAAGGGTACGTACTTAAATGAAACGCAATTGGAAACAATTGACACAGCACTTGCTAAAGGACAAACAGCATTAGAAACCTTGACTGCGTCGGTTACCGAAGCAACGAATACGATTACTGAAGCCAGTACCCGATTCAATGCGTTATTAACCGCTGCAGGTATCGAAGTCACGGACAATCCAACCGCCGATCAGGAAACTTTGTTGGCAAAAATTGCAGAACTACAAGCAAAGCCAGGCAATGCGCATACAGCGGGAAAAGGGAATCCTACTCCTGTGGAAGAGGAGGAAAACAGCATTATAGATGCGAATGCTGGACATAACAAATTAGCTAATTCTATTCACGATTAATATGGCAAATCAAACAATGACTATCGAGGACGTTAAAAAAGAACTTAACGAATATATCTCAAATAACACTGCAGTTGTTTCAGCGGGTGTGTATACAGGTGAAATCCAAATCAATCAATATGCAAAAACCATTACAGCAGTTCAGGGAAAATACCCGAATTTCTTTAAAATTTTGAGTCATGTTGTACAAGGATTTGGTGAGGCTAAATGGACTGAACTGGGAAAAGCTGAATTCAAACATAAAATGTTGCAGAACTTCAGACAAAAAATCAACTTCCCTATTATCCCAGATGAAGTATTAAACACCTGGTTAGCTAATTTGTACGTGGAAGGAAAAAAAGCGGATGAACACCCTATTTCAAAAGAAATCATCGATGATTTACTTGCTAAAATTGTTGATGATTTAGATATCCTTTCACAAACTGGTTCTTATGATGATACCAAGTTAAAAGAATTTGGATACTCTTTAAATGGAGTGCAAACACAGGTAAGAAAAGCGATCACAGATACCAAACATCCTGCATTTAAAATTCCTTTACAAGCGCTATCTGCTACGAATATCGTAGATCAGGTAAAATCATTTGAAAAGCAGTTACCGAAAAAGACAAAGAAAAAGATTAAGTATCTCTTTATGTCTGAGCAAATGCGCATGGAGTATGCTGATCAGTACAAACAAGAGTATGGAACTACTGTAACCTTTACAGAAGCCAACACCATGAAAACTCCTTTATCTAACATCGAAATTGTTGGTTTAGATAACGTAGAAGATGATGTGATGTTCGCCTTCGTTGATGGGAACTTAGCTCGTTTAATCGATGTATTCGACAAACCGCAAATTACAAGCTTACAGATTCAGGATTATGTATTGAAAATCTTTATGGACTTCCATTTAGGTTATGATTTCTTAATGAATCATTTGGTTTATGTCGCTGTATTCGATGATTCAAAAAGAGGATTAGGGAATGAAGAATTGAATAAATTATTCTACCCTGGTGAAAACTTAGTAGTAGCATAATTATGGCAAAACAAACAAAGAAAGAAACTTCTCCAGTTGAACCTGGAGAAGTTCAAAACGAAACTACAGTTCCGAAAGATACAACGGAACTCGAAGCACAGAAGCAAGCGGAACTCGAAGCACAAAAGCAAGCAGAATTGGAAGCGCAAAAGAAAGTGGAACTCGAAGCACAAAA